AACTGGATGTAAAGTTCTGTTACGAACCTTATCATCATAAGGAGCAAACTCCTTAACTGTTAAGCTAACGCCATTCAAAAATTCAACTTTCTTGAAATGACCTGTAAGAGTCAAATCACTACCTGTACCTGTAATGAAAGTTCCAGAATCGGTAACTGTAATACCAAGTTCTTTTTGCTTTCTTAAAACTGCATTATTAAATTCACGAATACCCATTTTTCCGGTAAGAGCTACAAAATTGTAATCTCCACCCCAACGAGATGCGTTGTAAGATAAATCCAATAAGAACTCATCTAAAATTTCATAAGTAAGTTTTGTGTAGTACAACTTGTTTGCCGGAGCAATTTGCTGGCGAATACCAGCTCCATGATAAACAGGTCTGTTGTTTTTACCTTGCAATTTAACTTCACCCTGAGGGTTCTTGTTATAAATTGTGTAGATAAAAGATCTGTCAATCTCTTTGTACCATTGGGCAAGAGCAGTCCATTCTGCTAATTTGGTCCAGAATTTTGTTGATTGTCCATCCTCAGAAAACAATTCAATAACCATTACATCAGTAGCTGCAGATCTTGACACTGCATAGTGCTTACGTAAAGTTGTTAATTGATTTTTAAGAGTCATTGGAGCAACGAAATCTGTTCCACCTCCTTTATCGGAGAATTCTTCTACAGTAGAGAAATCCTTAGAGAACCGTGCACCAGCTTTAAGCTGACTAGGGTCAATGAACTTCTGAGGATCTGGGTCAGTCAAGTAAGCAGTAAAGATATAATCCATACCGTTATACTGAGCTGAAGATACTCTACACATAGTTCCATCATCTGAAACTAAGTTGTCAGATACTTGGAAAATACCCTCTTCCATCTTCCAACGGAAAGGAGAGTTATTTTTACCTGGAGTAGATCCGGCTTCTAAAGAACCAGTAACAACTACAGCTCTCTCGGTTTGACCGTGGAGATCCCATGTGTATTCTCTGTTAGTAATAAATCGTGTGTTTCCTATACCTCCAGTCAACATGGAAAGTACGGTCTCATTTTGCGTTCCGAAGGCATATGCCAAAACTGCATCCATCTTTTCCGGCTCAGTTAAGTAAGCTTGGGACAAGTGGTCAGATTCGGTCATTCCTGCTGGAAGTACTCTCAACTTGTGCAGTTGGAGTGGCGATACATCTGTTTGAAACATAATTAAATTAATTTAGTGCGAAATTATCAATCTTCGACTTCTATTGTTTGAGGTCCAAATATACTAGGGAATGTAACATTACCTTGCTTAGCATTTACTTTCGTTTTAATTGCTGAAGCGTTTCGGTTTTTAGTTCCACTATCTGAGTATTTAGAGAGCCTCTTTTTTCTGTTTTTTGTGAGCTTTGTGGTAATCTGCTTCTCGATGTCTGCTTTAGAATAATCTATGAAATCTAAAAATGCTATTTGCATTCTACGATCTTCGCTAGACATGTTCTCTTGCATTTGGGTTTTACCTGTTCTTGCATTAACTTTGAACAAGTAGTCTTTAAATGCTGCCTTTTTATCATCATCTAATTTGAAACCTGCTAATTCCTCCGTACTATCTATAGTAGCTTTGATACCATCTATATCTTTCTGGGCTTTTTCCTTAGCCTCTTTATCAGCTAATTCCTTAGCTTCTGCTTGAGCTGTCTTCTGTGCTTCTTCTTGGGTAGATAAAGTTTTAAAAGCAATTCCTGCTTTCTTACTTAATTTATCAGCCTCTTTAGCATCATCAATTTCTTCTTGGATATCTTCATCCGACATTCCCTGGGATTTGTACAATCTGCGTACTACTGCCTCCTGGTCAGCTTCGGAATCCATATCCAGTTTATCAAGTGAGCTTACCGTGCTCGGTGTAAAAGAACTTATATCTTTACCACTCATTACATGGGCGTAAACCTCTTGTACTACTGGTGGTATAGAATCTATCTCTTTCTGGAATTTATTACGGACTGTAGCAGCGATAGCATCTGCTAATCCTCCGGGAGTTGCATCGAATTCGTCATCCTCTGCTAGCTCCAGTACACCTTCTTCTTCAAGCATTCCATATGCTTTATCAACATCTTCTGAAGTGTACTCATATTCGTCTTCTTCGTCACCTTCACCTTTGTCATCACCTTTGGCGACCTTTCCATCGGTCTTGGTATTACTTGGTGGATCCACATCATCCTTCTTATTCTTACCATCTGTAGAAGCTGGAGTTTTTCCATCTGCTCCTGGTTCGGGGTCCTTTTTTTCATCCTTGGTTTTAGTAGCTGGAATTACTGCCTCCTCTCGGATGTCGAAGTCTCCCCAGATACTTTCAAATTTTGCCATGTTAAAAACTTTTATTGTTGTTGTAAAGATAGTACAAAATTATGCATCAACACAAATTTTGTTATGAAAAACTCGTAATGTACTATCACCTAATTACTTACTGGTACTTTGTTTCTTTTTTATGCTAATCTCCTTCTCTTTTAAGTCAAGCTCTCTTTGCTTCTCAACAGCTCTATTTTCTTCTTTTTTCTCGTCCAGAGCTAGTCTGTCTTCCTTATCTGAGACATCTGCAATTACTTTAACCATCTCCATGTCATCATTATCTCCGACAGTCAATCCTATATCCATTTTCTTAATAAGAATATCCTTAGCAATAGTATCATCATTGATCTCCTTCTCTAGCATTCTATCAAGTTCACGTTCTTTTTGTTTAGCAGCTAATTCAGCTTGAGCCATTTCTTGCTGACGTTTAGCTCCATCTTGAGCAGCTTCTTGAGCTTTACGTTCTCCTTCATCTAAAGTAGATATTGCATAACTCATAGATTTAGAGTTAATTACTTTAGCTACATCAACTAAACTAGCCTTACCTTGCTGAACAGCCATAGTAAGAAGTTGATCCATCTTATCCATATTCTGTCTATCCTCCCAAGAGTTCGTAACAAATACTCCCATCTGGGAACCATTTAATTTATCTCCATCAATCACCAAAGTCTGTACTTCGAACTCATCTAATACTAGCTCAAGTTCTGTACCATCAATGTATGCAATTTTTGCAAGTTCCAATAGTTCATCAAGAACTGATTCCTTTACAAGATCATGGAAATAAAACCATGGTCGTGTAACATTAGTTGATCTGGCTATAGATGTTTGAGCACCGGTAGCCGTTTCACTTGCTTTTACATCTCCCATTCTCTGTGGAGATACGCCCATGATATTTTCTACTAATGCCTCTAGTTTATCAAGAACTGCCATATACTGTACCACTACTTGTGATAAGGACATATCGATAGAGTTAAACTGGTTGAAATTAGCCACACTAGAAGGATCTCCTTTACGCCCTTCCTCTTTAGAGTTAATCCATATTACTCCCATATTCTCGAAGTAATACATCCATTTATCTACATCCCAACCCATAGACTTAGGTAATTGTGCAAAGTCCATAATGAACTTCTTACCTTTAGCTTTGGCTAGTTCCTGCTCCAATCTCCACCATACAATAATGTAAGTATATTGGTGAGCTTTTACAAGATCCACCATAGAGGTTGCAGTAGAGTTTACATTGTTATACACATATCCTAAGTATGGTAAGTTCTTAGTTTGATTACTCTTCGGACGAACATTAACAAACATATCATCACCAATCATAGTACCTTCCCAGATCTCATCATCCCACATCCATTCTACCTGAGCTCCTAATGATTCAAGTTCTGGAGTCATTTTAAAAGTATCATCTACCTCTACTTCTTCCCACTTACCTGTTCTTGGGTCCTTATACCGGAGCATTCCTACTCTAGCAAATGATCTCCAGGAAGCTCTCATAATATATACGTGAGATGCTATCCCATTAGCTCTATTAGCTCTTCGTTGTCCTCCGGAATACGAATATACAAATCCCTGTTGCATACCGTCTGATATATAAGTATGACCTGCATTACCTTCAGATATTTTCTTTACTTGAGCGTCTGTTAAAGCGTCTCCAAATTCGGAAATAACCTCACCTATAGGTAACCAGTATTCCTCTTTCACCCAGTTTCCTTCGTGAATAAAAGTGGTATTGGCCCCTTTATCGTAATCTATCTGTAACGGGTTACATACCCTAACAGAAGGATGTCCCCTTTTTATACCAGCGTAATAAATTTCTTCAGCAGACACTAAAGCATGAAACCATCCCTGATTGAACTTTAAAGCTAATCTGTCTTTACGTTTTAAGTATTTAAGTATTTTGTTATTTACCTGCTCGGTAGGATCTACATAAGTAGAATTAAACCTCTTCATCTCTGCTTGGATGTCCGGCATGTTCTGGCGTTGTTGTTGTAGTTGTTGTTGTTGCTGTTGCAACTCCTGCATCTTAGCTTGGTCTTGAACTGTTTTAAGTTGTTCACTTAAAGCTGTAATAGCTTGTTCAAGTTGTTCTGCTTGCTGATCTATGTTGTACTCCATTCGAATGTGAGCCTTCATTAAATCCTTCAGCATGCTTTTACGCATTTCTTTTTTAGCTGATACTGCTTCCCCACTTATTGCGTATACGAAAAAGCTTAATGGGGTATTCATTTCCTCTCCTCTAAGGGTCTCCAACCTTGATCGAATTATATTATAATTCTGCATCTTACTGGGAGTTCCTCCGTACTTGTTCATATT